TAAGGGTACATCCAGAGGGTGACATAGGCAATTATGTGACACGCTCCGGCGTGTCGCATCCAGTTCTGTGTATAATACGAGCGTAGCGAGTAAAGGGTAACGGGGAGCCACTGGAGGTGGCTCACCTATGGGGAGGTATCCGTGGGTTTAAGCACACTTGCGAACATTTTATGGCGTTTATATGGCGAAGAGTTGCCCGACGCGCCAATGCGAATGGCTAATTTTATTAGCAACTATTTACAGCAAGAAGGATACGAAATTGTAAAAATAAAAAAAGAGGGCGTCCCCATTACAGGAACGCCCTCAGTTGCCTCACAGGAACCTACTTCTTCTTAACAACCTTCTTACGTGTAGTAACCGAAGAACCTAGACCGAACTCTTTTGCGCTTCTGTCTAGTGCCTTCATAGCAGGAGCCGCTACTGCGGCGAGTGCTGCGTAGCCCAACTTCTTAGGGTCGGTTTCTCCGGCTAGGTATAGCGCCATTGCTGCCGCTACTGCTGCTCGTAGGTACGAATGTAGTACCTGGATTGCTTTCTCTTTAGTCATTACTTATCTCTTTCTTTGGTGCTTTCTTGACCTTGGCTTTGATAGCAGCCACCTTCTTAGGCTTACCCATCCAGGCAAACCAAGGGCTGGTATCACCACCGAAGGCATCTTTGATGGAGATATGTAAGTGCTTGTAGTGTCCATTGGACCCCTCGTACTTACGCTCTCCCTTATCTGGCGACCAAATCTTTCCGCTGAAGATTAGATACTTGACCCGCCCATCTTCCTTTAACTTATCAAAGATTTCGTGGCAGTCAATGCCACACGCAGGGTCGTGTGTTAGGTCTACTGCAAACCCGGAGTTATGGTCTGAGTTTGGGTTCTGATGGATGTGCGCTTTAGATGGGAGCAGCCCATCCGATGCCTTCTTCCTCTTCGGCCTCAACGCTGTCGCTTGTCTGAGAACAGCAATAGCGGCCGGCTGAGCAACGCGCGCTAGTGGAATCATTTTCGCTCCAAGAGTATTCGGTAAATTTCTTCAACTTGTCGTTCCAATCTGTCTACGGAATCTCTGAGGCTAGTGCCCCCGTTGGGACGAAGTTCTGATAAGTAGTGTTTGACCAACCATTTAATTGCCATTGAAAATCCAGCAATAAGAGTGGTAACAGATACGGCTAATCCAGCCCAATCAGCAGGGGACATAACTCTCCTTATACGGTACGTGCGGTAACTATTAATAATCCGCCGTAACCGGTAAAGCGTTTGTCGCTTGGTGCCACGTTGCGGAAATCCATTTCTTCAATGAGAGCAATAACAACCTCTCCGGTTCTAAAGTCTTCGATACGTACAGTATCTCCAGCGCTTTCGATGGTCTCTAGTTGAGATAATCTGTCGTATGCTCTTCCGTCGTAACCCACTTCATTACCCATTGAGTCGGACTCTCTGTCAAAACAGGCTACAGGAAGTTGTATAAGTCTTTGTCGAGGTACTGCTGGTAAAGATTTAAGTTGGTATCCAGTAAAAAGTGGACCTTTGGTGGTGTCTGAACTAGAACGGCTAAGAGTAAACTTAAACGCAAGATACTCTTGCGGTCCTACTGGGTAAGGAACACCCACTTCTTGCGCTGGTGTGCCTTGTGCCGCACCTCCAATGGCGTACTCTACTCCGTCTGAATCTACAGATTGCAACGCAATAGCACCATTAGTGGTATCCACACGCGGATTAAGTAACTTAAATATTTTATTTTCTAACGTGTTGTATCGGACATATCCAGTCTGTAAATACCCGGAAGTTACTTTTACGCCGTATGATTCAATCCATACTCCATCTCCTGGAACACAGAAAGCGACCCTATCGGTCGCTCCAAGGAACGCAGTAGAATTACTGGTGGTTGTCTCGCTAGCAGCATAGACATCCCACGAATAGGCAAAGACAAGGCTATTGGCAATGACAGGTTCAGCAAGATTGATGCGAACCAATCCCGATTCCCCATCAACAGTGGTAGAGACATAAGCAAACTTATCTCGAAATACCACATCGGTACACTCTGTCTCAAAGAGAAGCGGACCGTAAGTAAGGTCTCCGTCAGTTCCTAACACACCTACTCGTACGCCTTTGTTGGTACAAAGAATTGCATAGGTACCAAGGTAAGTATCAAAGGTGTTGATGATTTCCCCTTCGGGGAGGTCAACTACTACCGTTGGGATATTAAATTCTGGAAATCCAAGAGCGTTTGAGTTAGTTAAATCTAAAGTAATTTTATAGATGGAAGAGTTCTTTCGGCTATAACCACCCACATAGATTGCTTGTGGACCTTCAGCAATAGTGGTCCAGGTCCAGTCTGTCTGTGGGTGCGTATAGAAGGCAGCAGGTAGCGCACCGCCGCCAGTATGTGCTGGGTCAAGTTCTCTTAAAGTATTATTGATTGAAGCAATCAGGCGTTGTTTGACATATCTGATACGAGCGCTGGTAGTACTAGAGGCGTTGTAGATTTCTGTATCAGTTGTACTACCGCCAATATTTCCTCGATGAACGTGAGAAGTATTAACAAACCAATAACGAGTACCGTCAGTGGTAAGGTCAAAGATTGTAGAGGCAGTTCCCGCTTGGGTGTAGGTAGAAGAAGTTGGAGTATCGCTACTCATTGTAATTTTCTTCAGGTCAGTACCATCTGCCACAACTAAACAATCATTTGTTCCATCATTAGCACCGATGATGATAGGAGTGTTGGCGCTAGATAGAGCGCGTACGGTGCTGTTTAGAAGGGTGACTTGTCCCTTGGTCCAGACATCACAACCCTTAGATTCTGTGTACTGGAATCGTAGCGATTCATCTTGTGCTGGCTCAAAGTATTTAATGCCTTGACCTAAATGGAAAGATGACTGGCTTCTAAACCACCAACCAGTAAGTGATTGCTCGCCAGCCTCACGGGTCTGGTCGTACTGGTCCTTGCGATATTGAGCGGTTACTCTACGATAAGGAGAGTTATCAGAAGTCATCAAGAAGAACGGCATTGTGTTGATGGAGACGTCATAGTTGAAGTCAGTTAATGTGTAACTAGATGCCGATACTGGGTTAGACAGAGCAAAGGCTATGTTCTTATATTCACCGGCTTCGGTAATGTCGCTGCCGTAGGCCATTCTTCTCCTTATGTCCGTCTATTGGGTCAACCCAATCCTCCCAAGATGGGAGGTCTTCTGTTGTGCAGTTTCCAGTTAATATAGACATTATGCAAATTTTGTTTGAGATGCAAAAACAGAATATGTTGGTGTTGCCGCAGTCTTGGCAATTACATAGGTATAAGCATCAACCGAAGACGCATTGCCAGAACTTGGTGCTGTTCCACCCTGCCACTTGGGAGTGACGGCAGAACCATCAATTTGTAAAGATGTATTGTAATAAGCGGTTGCCCCTTGTGTAACAAGAAATGTTACCGTAATGCAATCACCAACATCCATCAATGAAGCAAGCGTGGTTGAAGAATCTCCACGAACATTTACTGCCCAGTTTGCAGACGCATTGTTTTGATAAAAAAGAACAGATTGCGTTTTTGTATCAAATGCTATTGTTCCGGTTGCCGCCGTAGCAGATAGTGTGATTATCTCTTGTGGGGATTTTAATGTGGGGTAGTTGTCCGTTGAACTATTTACTGTTGGTGAAGTTAAAGTCTTATTTGTTAAAGTTTGAGTTCCAGTTAATGTAGCAAGAGATGACGGGAATGTATTGGTAGCACTACTTAAATCTTTGTTTGTTACTGTTTTAGTATTAGTAGTGGTCAGGGCAACATCAACCACGTCTTCAAAGTGCTGAGCATCGTTGCCAGTAAAGACGTGTTGCACTGTAGCACCAGCATTGTGGGCCACTCCAGCAGTCCCAGCCTGTGCTCGGGTAATAGTGAATGTATCGCTGGCTACAGCGGTAATGTAGACAATCTCTTCGGATGCTGTCTCTGGGTCAATAGCAACAGCAAAAGTATCTCCAGCAGTAAGAGACACTCCACCCATAAGGGTTGTGCCAGTACCGGTAGCAACAACCATAGAAGCCACGCTAGAGTTGATGCTAGAAGCAAGCGTGGTCTCAACGCTAATTGTAGAGTATTTACGTACCATTGTTTACCTTACTTTGTGTAGTGGAGACGGATTGGATACTTGTCTTGCAATTTGAGCGCTTCTTCTTGCAGGCGTTGCTGGTAAAGCGCATAGATATATCTGGATGAACTTGCACCTGCCGTGGATGGAATCTTGGTGTCGTTGAGGTCTGCCTCAGCAGAGGTCAAGTTAATGCGACCGGCATCAACAAAAGAAAGAAGTCTGTAAGAAGCGCCTAGTGTAATAACATCACGACAGGTGGCAGGAAGTCCGGAGATGTCAGCAAATTCATCGGTTGAAGAAGTTAGGTTTGCCGGTACTGCAGTATACCAAACCTTGACGGTACGTCCAGGTTGAATATTCTCATAGAGATTAACTGTATTGACCGTATCAAAGGTTGCAGCATCTGCCATTGGGTCTAATCTCCAGCGGTTAATCGGCAACCATTCCTCTGAAGAACCAGTTGTCTGCCAGGACATATACAAAACATCTTCTAAATCGTCTGGTAGTGCGTATGTTGTTTGTGCTGCGTTAAAAGTAAAGGTAGTGTTATAGACAGCAAAGAGAGACGGATAGACACTATTGATAGCATCGTTAATGGCTTGTTTAATCATTGTACGTGGAAATGTCGGACTTAGTACGACTTGTGCATATTGTGAATGTGGCGCAGGGCTGGTGTTTTGATAGCCACGACCAAAGCCAGGAGCCGCGTTGAGCGTGCTATTAGCCTTATTAAAGTTATCAATCCAAATGAGTTCATCGTCAATTTCAATAATACCTTTGGCAAGGTTGGCGCTATTACCTACCTGGATAGCGGTAGCAGTAGTATTAATGGCAGCATTGAGATAAGTGATACGGTCTTGACGTAGCGTATATCCTGCTAGTGAGGAGCGCACTTCATCAATTAAATCAGAGAGCGTTGCCATTAGTTACCTTTCGTACCAGCCGTTTTTCCATAGGGTTTGTAGTCTTCTAAAATACTTGTCATACTTTTGTGCTATTACATTCAGTGAGTAGCGTTCCATTGCGGTTTGTCTAATGACCTTTGGGTCTAGCATCTTGACATTTTCTAGCGCCTGGCAGAACTCATCAAACATCCGACATCGGTATCCGGTGACACCCTGGATGTTGGTCTCTACGAAAGCGCCCCAGTCTGTAGTAATAGTGGGGGTACCGCTGAAGTGTGCCTCTGGCACAATGTTTCCAAAAGGCTCTAGGTAAATTGTAGGAGCCAGTAGGGCAGTAGCACCTGCCATCAACTGCGCTCGCCGCTCTGGGCCTACCACACCCACGTATTCACCGTACGGTGGTGGCTCTCCTGGTCCTGCCAGGATAAGTTTTTTACCCATCTCTTCACAGACCTGAGAGGTTATGTGAATACCTTTACGGTCTATCATACGTCCGATATAGAGGTAATAGTCCTCTTTGTCTTCTTTGTAGATAAACTGCTCTGGCTCAAAATAGCCAGGAATTACTTCATCATAGAAGTTGCCATCTACTGCGGTGGGGTCTTTGAACCCAGCATAGTTAGCGTGCATCCAGTTATAGGATTCCCAGACCCGATACTTCGCAAAGGTTGCTCCGTATCCAATACCGAACTCTACTGATACTTGATTCGGGAAAGCGTCCGCAATAGGTTTGTGAGCAGTCCCGCCGATGAAACAGAGGAAATCTTGCGGTTGGACCCTAGCCTTGATGCCAGAGATAGCATTGTCAATAAAGTGTTTCCAGTGGGGTTGACTGATGTCAAAGGAGGCGTGGGTGTAGTGTTTTCCGGCAAGCGCCTCCGACCTTTCTTGCTCAGTAATACATATAATATGTCCAGTAACAGGAGCCTCATTAAACTCTCCAGCATATAAATAGACTTCGTGACCTAGGCCAGTCATCATTTTGCAAAAGCGCCTTACCTTTTCAGTAAAGGCGCAAGAGGTATACTCAAGGGTTGTTTGGGTATGAGGCAGTCCTACTACGTGGAATCTCATTAGCCAGCGATTGCTGCGGCTTCTTCTTCCGTCAGCCCAAGCGCTGCCAACTTTGCCAGCGCCGATGCCTTCGCTTGCGCTTTGGCGGCGGCGGCGGCTTCTTCGGCTGCGCGTTGCGCTTCCCAGTTGGCGCGGTCAATTTCTAGTTGCGAAATTTGTTCATCGGTCAATTCAACCTCATATTGTTCGCCTGTTGAACAATCAACAATCAGTTCTTTTGGTCTTTCCATCATTTCTCCTTATGCTCTTTTTATTCCATACAAATGGAAACTGCTATATGCGGCAAAATTTGAAATTCCACCAATGCATTCAATTTTCAATGTTGTGATTGCTGTTGTGTCACGAAATTGTCCAGCCTGAATTCCAGTCAAAGCATTTGTTGTACTATTGTTTTCACTCATTCCAACAAAATTGATTGGTTTATTGGTGCTGCTTGCATAATTTCTGATAATTACTTCAATGCTTCCAAATGTGTTTGAAGTTGATGCACTTCCGCTTACATCATAAACATTTGAAAAATATGTATTTCCAGCAGCACCAGCACCACCAATTGCTGAATTGTAACCATACAAACCAAGAAAACTTGATGTGTTGGAACTTGTAGTTTGACTATTTATCAAAAGAACTAGACCACTTCTATCACCACCGCCATCATTATATCTTGCGCTGATGTTCAAAATTAGGTCTGTGTATGTTCCGGGGATAGAACTAAATGTGACAGAACTTGTTGCTGTTGTTAGTTCTGCTTTTGCAAGTGCAACATATGTTAGTGCCATTTTATGCCTTCAGTATTCCATATAGTGCTGCTGTTGTACCTGTTTCAAAATTTGTTCCAAATGCAGGAAACAATTTGATTGAAGTAATTGCCTCTGCAACTCTTCGAATCCCAATTCCAATTTGAGTTCTTCCACCACCATTTGAATCATATGCTGTATTTATCAAACAAGTTTTTATTGCTGCGGATGCAGAATAGTTCATCAAATCAACAATAATTGATGAAAAAAATCCTGATGTTGCAGTTGCTCCAGGAATTGAGCCACAAAGAATTTGATTTTGATTTGTTCCCCTTCCTGATGCCGTACTTCCACCACCATCAGCATACAAATATCCATCTGAATAATTGGTTGAAGTATCACCATTCCATTGCATATACATTGAATCAACTGATGATGCTCTATCAGAACGAACAAAAACAAAAAGTTTCAAATCAGTATATGCTGAAGTAATAGAACTAAAAGTGATGTTTGTTGCTGGAGAACTCAAAGTTGTTGTTGCAATTGAATCAAATGTTGCTGGCATTATGCAGCCCCCTTTATTCCATAAAGACTCACAAAAGTATTGGTGTTCCAACTTGCTCCGACATTGATAACTGAAATTGAAGTGATGGCACTGCCTGATATGTAGAGACCACTACAAACTTCAACATATCCACTTGTGTTGTTTTCTTGTGCTGAAATAATTCTAAAAGTTTTGAATTTTTGTGCGTTTGCGTAGTCCATAATATCAATAATTGCTGATGCTGGTGTTGTAGAAATACCGCCAGGAAAAAGATTTGCGGCAACATCTGTTGAGGCCACACCAAACGCACTACCAGTTCCAGAACCAGAACCGCGCATAACGTGTCGTGCATAACTTGTTCCAGCAGCACCATTCACACGAATTCCGCAATCACCAGATGATGCTGCAACAACAATTCGCAATTGTAAATGTTTGTAAGTTCCAGGAATAGAACTCAATGTGATTGTTCCAGATGAACCAGTTCCAACTGCGCTTGAAATTGATTCAAATGAAGTGGTTGAACCACTCAGCGCACCCCAACCATATCCAGTAGCAGAAGCACCCGCCCTGGTAGAAAGAATTGGCATTATTTCTCCTTACGCAAACTTCGTTTGAGTTTCAAGCACCGTATAGGTGGGTGTTGCCGCGGTCTTAATAATAGTAAAAGCGTAAGCATCAATGGCTGAAGCGTTACCAGCGCTAATTGCAGCAGGAACTTTAGGAGTTACTGTCGTGCCATCAATTTGAATCACGTTAGGATAGTAAGCGGTTGAACCATTGGTGTTGAGCCAAACAAGTGTAATCGCATCACCTGTTGCCAAAGCCGTATTCAAAGAAACAGAAGAACTGTATCTAAAGTTCAGCGTGTGATTAGCGGTAGCGTTGGTTGTGTAATACCAAACTGAGGCAGTTGAAACATCAAAGTTAATTGTTCCAGTAGCAGCAGACGCGACAACGTTGACATCTTCTTCAAGACCGCGTACTACACCGTCAACAAAAGTTGCGGTATTGATGGTGGGGCTAGTAAGGGTTTTGTTTGTAAGGGTTTGCGTTCCCGTTAGGGTGGCTACCGTAGAATCGATTGCAACGGTTCCAGTAGAAGTAATGGTTCCTCCGGAAAGTCCAGTTCCAGCAGTAATGCTGGTAACGGTTCCGTTCTGGGTGTAACCTAAAGAAGTCCACGACGCTGAACCAGTACCTATCTTTAACTTGCCGGTATCTGTTTCATAACCAATTTCTCCAGCAGCAAGCGTTGGATTGTTAGACGTCCAATTCGCTGCAGTATCTCTGCGATTTTGTAACCGTGATGTCATTTGTTTCCTTTACCTAGTATGTTACCACAGATGCGCCCGCATCTATTGTATACGTCCACGATGAAGTTGTTGAGTCTCCAGAGTCATAAATTATGTCTGGAATAATAGATGCTGGTCCGCCATCAAGAACATCAACAACTGGGTCTCCAGTTCCTTGAGGTCCTGAAGGTCCAGAGGGACCGCTAGGCCCTGTTGCTCCTGCTGGCCCGGTCGGTCCTGTAGGTCCAGTATCGCCAGTTGGTCCTGTAGGTCCACTTGGACCCGATGGACCGGATGGCCCCGATGGTCCAGTTGGTCCGATGTCTCCCGTAGGTCCTGTCGGACCCGATGGACCCGAGGGCCCTGTTGGGCCAATATCACCTTGTGGGCCTGTTGGCCCTGTCGCACCTGTTGCACCTTGCGGTCCTGTCGGACCGGTTGGTCCAGATGGGCCTGTCACTCCGTCAATACCGGATGGTCCTTGTGGTCCTGAAGGTCCACTAGGTCCGGTAGGTCCAGTTGGTCCCGTAGGACCGGTAGGTCCGGTTGCTCCTGTATCGCCTTGGATACCTTGTGGTCCAGTCGGACCAGTTGCCCCAGTCGGACCGGTTGCGCCAGTAACACCGGTTGCACCGGTGGGTCCTGTGGGACCAGTATCACCCGTTGGACCGGTAGGTCCTGTAGCGCCTGTAGCGCCCGTTACGCCGGTCGGACCGGTAGGTCCGGTATCTCCAGTAGGACCAGTGGGTCCTGTCGCCCCAGTGGGGCCCGTAGGGCCTGTAGGACCCGTTGGGCCGGTCGCTCCGGTAGAGCCAGTCGGACCCGTTGGACCTGTAGCCCCCGTGCTTCCTTGTACTCCTGATGGGCCAGAAGGACCAGATGGTCCGGTAGGACCGGTGGCACCGCCAGGACCTTGAGGTCCTTGGTCTGCAGAAAAAGTAACGGATACCTGAGGGGTAATAGATTCAACAACAATTATTGTCTCTGGCATTAGACTCCCGTCACCCCTGCTATTACTACAAAGACTCCTTCAAGAACACGTGTTACTACCGAGCCGGAATCAAAAACAAAATCATAAACATAACGACCAGGAGTAAACTCGGCAGTCAAATCATCACTTATGGTTACTGTGGCTCTGCCATTACCGGTATCTAAAACAATTCTTCCGTTGGCTGTAGAGCAAACAATAGTGGTTGTGCTAGACCCAGCAAAGGGTCGCACCGTCATTGTTGCTGTATATCCAGTAAGGTTCCAGGGTGTTCCATCATTGGCAATAGTGAACTGAAAATTAAATGTGGCAGCCTGTTCGCAAGATAAATTATAGGATGCGCTCACGAAGCCACCTCACGTAGCGCTGCTACGGGGTCTAGTCCGGTTGTGCCTGCAATATAGTTACACACCCCAGCAAGGTCGCGCCAATTACTACGGGCAAGTCCTGCAATTTCGTTGATAACACCAACGGTATCGGTAACAGTTAAAGTTACTGTTCTTGCTGCGGCCCAGGCTCGTGCTGCTGAACCTGCATCTAAATAATCAATCCGAGCAGGATAGGAAGCGCCACCATTGGCAAGACGATTGAGTTCGTCTACATAAGTTGAACCTGCTACACCGTATGTTGGCACTGTAGTTTCCTATCTGTACTTTGCTGTTTTCTTGGCAATCTTTTTTGGTTGGGCAACAAACTGTTTGCCGGCCTTGGTTCCTTCACGCTTTGCCTTACTGGTTGCTGCATACTCTGCGGCCGTCAAAGACTTTCTTGCTTTTTCTGGCAAGTATCTTTCACCAGTTGCTTTAGGGCCTTGAGTGCTGGGTTTGCCAGATTTAGTTCCCCATTTTTCTTTAGTCCATTTAGATAAAGACTTTTGTTTTGCCGTTTTTGCTCCGGTGTATCCACCACCAGCCTTTTCATAAGCCTGTGCTAGTAGTTGCGCTTTTCGAGCAGACCATTGACCAGGCTTGCCACCTTTACTGCCAGCCATAATTCTATTTTTAATTGCTTCTCGTTTGGCAGGGTTGGTATAGCCCATTACTTCTTCTTTTTCTTTGCCATTTTTTTAGCAACCTTTTTCTTGGTTTTACCGGCTTCGCTCAATGCGATTGCTATAGCCTGCTTCTTGGATTTGACAACTGGGCCACCCTTACCGGAATGAAGAGTTCCTTTTTTGTATTCGCCCATTACCTTTTGTACTTTGTTTTTCATTTCTTCACCTTTGCTCCAGGAGCGCCGGTTTGTAGCGCTTCGTATGTACCGAACGCACCACATTTATCGTAAGCCTCGATGTATTCTCCGGTCTCATTCTTGTATTCTTTCATTAGTATCCCTCCTCTATATCGTCATCATCTACTTCTTCTTCATCTAATTCATAATCTTCGTCTTCTTCTATTTCTTCATCTTCTTCAATAATGGTTCGTCCAGGAAATCCCCACTCTGGGATTTGGCTGGCGGTAAGGTCAAACGCTTCCTTACGAGTAAAGCCTGCTTTCATATATGACTCTAAAAGTTTGTGCGCTTCTTGTGCCATTGCAAGCATCGGCGTCAATGGCTCCGCCATTAACACAAAATCTGATTCTGCCATTGGTCTACCTTTCTAGGAACACTTACAATCCCAGGCTCGCAAGGATTTGTTAATCCTGGAGTTTGGGTCTTTCGCTGTTTTAGCGGAAGTCAGTTTGGATTTCATACCGCACATTCTAGAACAGAATGACTTGCGACGTCCAGCGGCTTTGGGAGATTTTTTTGCTTCAGCCTTCTTTACCGGAGGCTTAAGGTTCATCCCTTGTGCCTTAGCACTAGCGCGACCTTTGGCGTTTAATCCGCCCTTGGGGTTCTTGCCTGCTGCACGTTGCCACGCTGGAGATTTAGTCATATCAATCCTTAAACTTGAGTGTTGTCCCGTCAAATGCTTTGCCTGCGTCGTTAGATAATTTAACGGCGGCATCTATATCTTTTTGCTGTGTAGACCGAGGTTCTATTCCTTGACGTATAGCGCCATAGTAAGACGCTAGTTCCCTTTCATCTTTCTTTACTTTTGTCTGGTCCCAACCATATTTGGTTGGACTAACACCAATAAACATTGGCATATTCTCACGCCAACAGTCTGCCTCGCTAGTGTGGTCCTGTGTGGGACAACTTGTCTTGCAATGTGGATTTCGTTCCATTACACCACCGGTGTCAGATAGTCGCCATAACCTGCTGCAGTAAGAATAGCAGCCTGCGTATCAGACACGGTGTAGACGTGACCACCAAGAAAATAGTAGTCAGCGTTTGCCAAGTCGTCCTGTGAAGGGTATTGATTTTCTACAACAGTAGAACCTGTAACTAACAATGCAATACCGCGTGCAATGTCCGTTATAGATACTGGGATACTTCCATCTATAGTGCCACCATTTAGTCTACGTCCGGCTAATCGGGCATAGGGGTCATAGATGTTACGTGCTCCCCAGGTTTCATTACGCCAAGGTCCTTCTAAGATGTAAGGCATTGTTTCCTTTCGTAGAGCAGGTGAGGCCTTGCGACCCCACCTGTCTGTAACGGAGTATTAGCCGTTTGATGCAGCAGACTCGATGCGATAGAGCGCTGCTTCGCGGAGGCGGTTCCAGCCACCGAACATATACCAACCGATGGTGCGGAAACGACGGAGTGCGTCAATTTCTGGACCAATGACGGTGGAGATGTCTTGGGCAAGAGCCTCAGCAAGTGCTTCACGACCGGCAATGATTGCGCGGTAGTTGTTGGTGAAGGTAACAGTTCCCGTTGCTGCAGCAGATGCAACATCAGATGCAGTCTTAGCATAGGAGAATGTTGTGCTCGAACCAACAACAGTGATTGTGAAGGTACCATTAAAGGTTGAGTCAACACCGGATACGGTGACGACTTGTCCGACGCCAAGACCGTGAGCAACAGAAGTTGTCAAGGTAGCAACGTTGGATGTGAGAGCCTTGTTGGTTACGGAAACAGTTGTGCTGATTCCAGCAGCAAGAGGCATACCATTGAGAACACGTGGTGTCTCAACGATGTATGCGCCTTCGATTGCACCAACTGCACCAGCAACGAACGGTGTGCGCTCGACATACTTGGTGAGTTCTTGGAATCCACCGGTACCAGTCTCAGAGCGAAGGTCCGCTGATTGACGTGGGTGGAGATATGCAGCATATAGTTCGCCCAAGCGAGGCAGAGCCTTGTTGGTACGAAGTGAGACAACCGCATTGCGGATGTCTGCAACAGTGATGACGTCGCTTGGCTCAACAGTCGCTGAGGACGATGGGTCAGATGCTCCACCGGTTGCGTAGATGACGTTGGTTCCTGCGGAGAGGACCTGTCCAACTACGTTGTCGATGCTGTCTGCTGCGTTGTAGGCGATGATGTCAGCGAGTGCTGAATCAACATCATTGAAAGAAGTTAGGTTTAACTTCTTGGTTGTGGTTACTGCTGAACCGTACTCATTGAGAGTTACGGTTACTTGCGATGGATTGCCTAGGGCAATGGAGGATACATCAGAGCCTTCTGAAAGAGTTGAAGTGGCTTGTGCCAAATCAGAGTAAATCGAGAAGACTACCGATGAACCTGGCATTGCTTGCTGTACTGGCTTTACATCTGCAAGTGCTCGCATTACAGGAATGGAGCGAAGCGCCATTCTTACGTACTGGTCGTACGCTGTCTGCACAAGCGAGGTAATGGTTGAGGTCGAGGTAATCGACCCGCCTGGAAGTGCCATTAGCGTTATGCCTTTCGTTTGGTCGGTTTAGAGTCCGGACTCACGAATTACTGCATCCAATTCTTCTTTGCTATTAGCGTTCATCAAACGACGCATAATGTCATCGCCAGCCTCTGGTGAGAGACCTTGCTCGACAGTCTGTGTCATTTTTTGATATTGCTTAGCAGTATTGGGGTCAACATTCGGAGTCGCTTGTTTTGGCTGTTCTACACCGAATACATCGGCATAGTCATCCAGCCATCGTGATACTGCGTCTTCTGACGCTTCAATATCACCTGGGACAAAGGCAGCAATTTTGCTATTAATCCCACGGGACGATAGAACATCTTTGATTGCACGCTCACGTTGAGCCTTGTTAAGAGATTCAAAGTTAGCCTTTAGTTCGGCTAATTCTTTTTCTTTCTGCTTGTTGGCCTTGCGTAATTGTTTAACGAGGTCATTATTCGGCTCTGGCGTAAAATCGTCATCGTCGTCGTCATCCCATTGATTGGACATAGTTAGTCCTCTCCCATTTTCTCGTAGTTAGCGATAGCCTCATAGTCGTTCGGGGAAACGGTATGGCTCTATCTACCGGTCTTCTTACGCTCCACAGGGCCGGTCGGTCTGTGGCAGGTCTAGTTAAAAGGCGCCTGAGCGCCCACGCTCTAAAGCGGTTCCGGCTAATCCGGTTTGTCCTGTAAATTGTGCTTGTTCTGTTCTTGCAAGTTTAAGTCTCTTGCGTCGAGCAGATTCTGCTCCGGAAAGATTAAAGATTTCTTGTTCTGCGGTAGCCTGGTCATAGGGTTCAGCACCATAAATTTTTGCTAGTTGTTGACCTCTGGTTATACCACCGGCTATTACTCCATATCCGGCTTGTGCTTTCTCTTGGGTAATGCCACGCGCAGCGAGTTCCTCTGCCCTAAGTTTTGATAAACCAAGTCCAGATGTCGCTGCTGCACCACCAATTTCAGCGGCTTGAATCTTACGTTTGATTTCTGGAAGAGCACGCTCTGGGTCAAGAACATAGGCGACAAGATTGGATTGGCTGATTCCTCCAGGTCCACCGTAGTATTTGGTAAGGGCATCAACAACTTCAGGCGCTGCGTTCTGTACTCTGTCTACTGCTAATTGAATCCGGTCTTCAAGTTCTACTGGAGAGACATCTCCAGCAATAAACTTCTCAAGTTCTGGTTGACGGCCCAACTTACCTGTTGAATAGAAAGACTTTGGTAATCCGTACTGACGCATTACTTGTTGATATTGGTCTTCAAGGCTGACATACTCAGCCTCTGTAAGGCCACGTAGTCCAGCATTAAGTCTGGCTTCGTTTGCCTTAAAGCGGTCTTTATAGGCTGGCATCTTACGTAATTCCAAACCGTATTCAGCAGGTGTGATTCCTTGGCGTGCTAATGTTTCTACATCCCCCACAAGTTCGCCAATTCCATAACGGTCGAACTCTTCTTTGAGGATTGCAAAAGCAGATTTGCGGTCTCCTACATTATTTGCTTCGTCAAATTTCTTTTGACGCACGTATGCTTCATATTTATCAAGAGAAGTTTTATCCGTAAAGGTTGTTCCATCTGATGCTACTAATACGCCACCAGGTGTAGGGGTTCCTTTTCTTGCAGCATCAAACTCTGCGCGGATTCTGTCTTCAGTCGCTTGCTGTTCAGCCTTAGAAACATTCTGTTTTTCTAATTCAGCAAATGATTTTTTCTTGCTTGCTAATCTTTTTGGGTCTGTTATCTTATTAGAGCCAGGCTGAATTACCTTTTGGCCACCAAGTAGAATCGGGTCGAATGTCATCTATTACCCCTGGAATCCGAAGTCTTTGAGGATGCGTTGAGTAATTTGTGCAACCTCTTCTCTGGCATTGTTTGTGTATTCCCAACGTGGGTCTTTACGAATTAAGCGCTGAAAGTTATAGATTGGAACTTCACCTTCTGGAGTAATTGCTTGACGAAGGGTTGGGTCATCCAGGCTAATGCTGTTTGGGTCAACCTCTAATGTGCCAGCCATTACACGCTTGTATGGAGCATAGATTGTTTCCAAATCTAGACCATCATCAACCATCTTCTTAACGTTATCTGGCAAACCAATTTTAGCAGTCTGACGAATAAGATTGGTAAATATATCAATCTTCTCGCCGTTCTCAACGCGAGTTATCCAATCGTTGACCGTCTTGGCGCCAAAATCTTTTTTAATGTCTAGTCCATTTGCTCGAGCGCTCGCCGCTAAATCTTGCTCAATGAGACCACGTGCAGATACCTTGCGCTGCTCAAACTCTGGAAGAGTTTTGACTATTTGAGAAAGAAATTCTCCAGCATTAAACCCACCAATAGTCCGTTGTACTGTATTGCCGGAAGCATCTTTTTCGTAAATAGTTTTTGACGGATTCTTGTTTTGTTCTGCATTAAGTTTTTTAGTTAATGATGTAATTTCTTTTGCAGTAGCATCTCTTCCAAGCAAGGACTTAAAAGTAGAGTTGATAAGGGCAGATGCCTGCGTTGGGTCTGAGATATTAAAGGAGATAAGGTCAGGCTGACCATCTCCCTGTCCTGACTTCTCAACTTTTAGTTGAGCCAGTACTTCTGTAACATCTACCGCTCTATTGAAGTCTCTGCTTCGGATAAGGCTTTGTGTCAGAGCATCGGTATAGGCGGAGATAACTGTTGGGTTATATGTAGCGCTAACCTCTACCTTATACCCTGCATCTTTAAGAGCCTGGGAAAGTTGTAGTCTCTCTTCTGGCTGTAAGTCTGCAATAAACTGGCCAGCAGTAGAAATTTTCTGATTAAGTTCTGTTGCAAAAGCCTGGTAGTTAAACGGTTCTGGCGCAAGAGATGGACGACGCTCTTCTGCGGTCCGTGCCTTTTCTGGAGCGTACTTTCCAGTCTTGTTTATCTGTTGGTTAAGTCCAGCGATTTCTGCATCTAAAACAGTCGTAGGAAGATTCTGGTCTACCAACTGTTGACGATAGCGGATAGCATCGTCTAGTTTGGTCTTGAGAGTCTTACTTTCTTTTGCTGCAGCCTGCTCACGAATTTTTGTAAGATTCCTGCCATAGTACTCAGTGGCAGTTCTTTCTACTTGGGCTAACTGATTACGGGCTGCTTCTACTTCTTCCTTTAGAGCATCTCGTCTAGCGTTTACTTGACTAGTGGTCGCTCCTGCCCCTGGAGGAACGACCACATTTGATAACCGCTCTAATGCTGCGCTTGCTTGGAGAAACTTTTTACGGGCAGCCTTAACAGCAGGGTCAGACTTGAGATAACTTTCAAGAGTAACTTCTGCCATTATTCTCCCAATAGACTTGCAAAGAGCACATCGTATGCTGCCTGCGTGTTTTCATTATATGTTGCTAATTGTTTGATTGCTGAGATTGTTGATTCTTTTATAGAACGCATAAGTTCTGCGTCCCCACCAGCGACATCAAAGATGTCTCTTTGTGTCTGGTATTGCTGGTAGGTATTAACCATTTCAGCAAGAGCCTTCTGTACATCTGGACGTACATTTCTAAACTCTGGAGAGGATAGAAGATTCTGTAGGTCGCTCAAAGCATTTCGGCGGTTAATTGCCTTCTGCCCACCCTGTGCAAGTTCTTCTTGCACCAGAGGTCTTCCGGCTAGGAAGCGTGCCTTCCAGTCATTAAATTGCTGACGAGCCAAAGTCTTAGAAAATGGACTTGGAGATAACTCCAACTCCCTCTCGTAAGAATCTTTTTTGTCATAATAAACTTGTAGGTCAGAAGCGGTCTGCACATCACGTAAGTAATCCTCTACGCGCTTGTTGCTACGTAGGCCCATCTGTGCCATCGTGCGGTAAGCATCAAAGGAGAACCCGCCATTGTGTGGGATAAGGAACGCTGCACCCTCTGGGAAGGATTTGAAAAGCGCCTTGTTCTCTTCGACAAACTTTCCTGATTCTTCTGCATAGCCAAAGGCTGCGACAGTCTTACGCTCAGATTCTGTGATGGTGTAAGGAACCTGGTTTGGATAGAGTTCTACCCACTTACGCATAGCGGCGTCGTAGTCTCCGCCGTACTCTTCACGTAATTTATTGTAAGCCTGTTTCCAGTTAGCGCGTCCTGCATCCTCAATCCAGTCTGCCATATCACTCTTGAGTTGAACAGATGGTGAAGCAGGTGCAAAGAATCCAAAGGCGAACCGAGTGGCGAGGACTCCAATAGTAGTGCTACGGACTTTCTGTCGGTACTCTTCCAGTTCTTCCGCTGATGGAGGAATAAGATTTCCGTCGGTATCGTACTTCTTAGGTATTCCATTTCCGGAAGCCTCTAGATATGTTACCGCCTTGCGGTATGCAGAAGCATACTGAGAGTTACGCTCATCTTGGTCCATCGTATTAAGAAAGCGATTAACGTGAGATGGCATTAGACGAGAAACAAGTGGTTGGTCTACTGCATACTTACCCAGTGTGTAACGAGTAAGAGTGTCACCATTACCTGGGCTGAAGACGTTTACCAGGTTCTCCACTAGGCTCAGTGGCAATGCCGCTGCTGGTCCTGCAAAGGATGGCAGAATTGAATCTGGGTTTATTGATGGTGTGAGCATCTTTACTGCTCCACCAAACTGAACCGGGAATGGAACCTTAAAGTCTTGTTCTACGCCGAGTGCGGTAAGTACTCCTTGAATAACCTTGTATCCAGGGGTAAAGTGAGGATAGACAAAGTACAATTCGCCTCTGTCATCTCGTTGAATCCAGCCATTGTGCGCTACACCGTCTGCAGTCAACGCAATACGTTGAATGGCATCTGGGTTATACCGCACTAAACGATAGACGCGACGATAGAAGTCTTCCTGTGCGCGATAGAAACGAGAGAAGTTACGCAATCCAAAAGCGACTTGGCTTCTAATGAGTGGGTTATCCACGTAGGCTAGGATATTTGCCGTTGCACGCTCTTCAACCAGGGTAGCAAGTTCACGTTTACCAACCTCAGTAGCCTTCTCAATAGCCTTGATATTCACTGGGTCAATACCCTTAATGAAGTTATCAAGGAAAGCCTTTTCAAACCCACTCTCACGCATTGACTTACGTATATCAACCATTTCATAAAGAGCAATAGGTTGACGTGACATACGGGCTGTGGATAGACCTAGCCACACCCAACCCTTTTCCATCAACGGACTGGTGTAGTTACTGGTATCTGATACTGGTACTAACTCAGGGCCAACGATGCTTTCAGGCATATCGTTAATGTCAATATCTACATCATCAAGGCTAAGTTTGCCAGTGACTTTGTATTCACCAGTAAAATCGTCCACTTGACGAATCTTGTCAAGTAACTCAAGGTTAAGTTTGCCATCGCCACGCTTAGTGAATATCTCGGCTGCACGATTGTATACAAGTTGTGCATACTCCAACTCGTCCATATCTTTACCAGATGTGAGGCGAGCCTCTTTCATCAACTTCTTTCCAGCATCTGTTTGTAGATAGGAGCGAATCTTATTGATTCCCTCAGCCTTGACTGCAGCATTATCAGAAAGGTTAGATATTGCAAGTGCGCCTAATTCATCATTGCCATAGAAAGAGATGCGAAGCAACCAAGAAACTAGCGACGCTTCATTTTGGTCAGTAAGACCAATAACCTTAAATCCACGACTTCCTGCTGATGGAGCATATTTAGTGCGTGCTCCCTCTAGGTCAAGACGTAGTTCTGCCATCTTAACGCCGGTGTTTTTTGCTAAATTGTAAGATGCGTCTATGTAGGTTGAGCCGGAAGCAAAGTTAAATCCGCCTTCAGATACTACGGCCAAAAAGTTTTCTATATTTCCATAAACAATTTGTTCGCTAAGAATATCAACAGATTCTTTAGCCAATGGGTCAAGACCCATTTTTGCAAGAACCCTATTTACTCTACCCTCGCTGAGAGAACGAGCAAGAATCTTTCTTGTTTCTTGGACAAGGTCTAATTCAGGTTTAGAAATAATATCATTGATAGATGTTTGGATAGCATCTTTTTGTTCAGCGGTTTTGGCTAAACGTAAATCTTTGTATAAAGTATTAAGTTGTTCTTTACGTGCTAAAATTTGTTTTTCTAATCCCGCTATTTCTGACTCATATTTAGCAGCGTCTTTGCGGTTAATCATACGCATCATAATACCCAAGGGGTTTGCTGCTATCTTTTCACTGGTAGTTAATCCCGGTGCCTTACTAATAGCGGTGTTTAGACGAGTCGCAAGATAGCGGTCAGTTGCCAAACCCCACACGCTTTTACCTAGTGCAAGATTAACCATTAAGTCTTCTGCTGAGTTACGGATAGCGTAACGTGGGCCAGCAAGCGTAAGAAATGACCAGGCTCCAGTCATCTTGTCGACCCACTCTTTATTGCCTAAGCCTACGGCTCTGCTAATAAATCCAGAACGTGCGGATGCTCTGTCAATATCAACCAAACTAGGCGCAGAAGCAGTGGTATTCATTTCTGATGGAAGAACTGGGTATTCGCTATAGTCATCTACACGTGATGTGGTGAACTTTACATCACCTTTACCAGTAAGACGACGAACGATAAGTTGTCCGGATTCTGTGGCATTAATACCACGATAATCTGCAATAGACTTCCAGAGACCATAGAAGATTTCTTTACGCTTACCTATTTCCTCAGTTCCTTCAAATACCTCAGCAAGAAGGCGTGCTTCACGGGTAGGCATAATAACTGCAGCAAGTCGATATATCTTCTTGCCTGCATCCGCTTCTGTTACGTCAAATTGGTCATTCTTAAACAATGGAATAGCAGTAAACTTACGCTTAGCATTGTCAATACGACGAGCAATTTGGGCAGTAGAGAATCTTAGCGTGCGCTTGTTAAGGTCTTTAAGGCTTTTGGCAATTTCTTCACTACCGTCAAAAGTCTTTTTAAGGATTCCGTCAACTGTAGTTGGCGCACCAAAGTACATATTATCGACAAGTTCTGGACCAACTTCGTCCATATTAAATACTCTGTTGGCACCAGTAAGGAAGTTTACTCTAGCCCTACGCCCTGGAGTCAGGCGTGGGAGTATAAGACGTTGACGTCCTGGCTTGCCATCCATAATCTTAAAGGCTTCATCGTTGTTAAGAAAGAAAGCCTTGGCAGAATTAGCGTCAGTAACGTCAGCCTTTTCAAAGTTCTTGATAGCAGCAGGACCAAACTCTGGCGCTAAACGCTCTAGTTCACGTCTAGCAGCAGCGGCTTCGTCCATCTTATCTGCTTTGCGAGCGTCTTTAATACGCTTAATTCCTTGACCATATTGGTTCCAGAAGTTGATGGTTTTCTCTTGGTCAAAGTAATTATTAAATGCTACACCGTCTGCCCTGGCAGAGCCAGTGATAACATCAAGAGAATACTTATTGATGTCATATAACTTCTTTGCTTTACTAGCAAGGAGTAATGGGTCAGTACGAAGACGCCATATAGCATCTGTTACACCAGATACTGCTTTGTAAAAGAATCCTTTTTCATAAAAATCACCAGGTATTACTGCATCAACAAGATTCGCAAGAGCACGACCGGGTGAGTATTTAGCAGCATCTACTGCTGCAATAGTGTCATCAAAGAGGTCTCTGGCTGCCATTACAGCCTTCTCATCAGGAAGGCCAGTAACTACCTTGTTGGTTTTATCTGCTATCTGAAGGTAATACTTCTCCTCTTCGGTAGCAGTACGCATAATAGATTCAGGAGTTTCGCCACCAGCAATACGCATAGCAACATTAACCGCTGCAGAACCATATTTCTTACGAGCGGTCTCAATACGACCTGGATTAAACTTCTTTTCGCCGTCTTTGCCTGATTCGGTCCAGGCTTCTCCCAGACTTAACCCTTCTCCTGCTGCGATAAGTCCAGTACGGGCAATACGGGTAACGAAGTCAGATGGTGCAGTAAGCAGTCGAAGTGCTTGGCCACCGGTGTAGTGCCAGGCTGTGCCTAACCAACCACGATTTGGGTTGGTATTTGGGTCTTCGCTACCTACAGTATTAAGTAAGGTTTCTTTCTGTCCTTGTGGTAAACCTTGGTAGACTTTGCTTGCAGCATCAGATGGCATAGACAAGAGAGTCTTGTGCATATCAAGGACTTTGGAGAGCGCGTCTACTTGCTCTCTTTCGTTCCCAGAAAGATTGGCAGCGAAGGCTGCCGCTTTAAGGTTTTCTGACATTAGTTACCTTTTGCAAGAGCCTGTTGATAAAGAACAGCAATCTCCCCCGTTGTATCATAGGGAAGCATCTTCTCTAGAGTATCGGAAAGTTTTGCTTGACCTCGTTGCATACCAAGAGCAGAAGAACCAGGACCTTCACCCATATCAATACCAGCGGTAATAGGTTCACTTGGTCGCTCTGTTGGTGCGTATAGTGGAGTGACTGCTCCTAGTGGATTTGCAGGACGTCCACCAACGTTATCTGCGATACCGCGAGTCTTTGCTTTAGCAGCACCGCTATTGATAGCAGCAGTCTCTACACCTTCGCCATAGTATGCAGAAGGAAGTGTATCTGTTCTCTTTGAGAACTTTCCCGGACCTGCGACTCCAGCGCGTGGATTCATAGGCTGGCTCATAAGTCCTCCTCTAATAATTTCTCAAAGTCTTCGTGTAGTTCATCTATACGGGAATGTAAATCAAATTCATAATTAGCGTGGTTAGTCAGCAGGTATGCAATCTCTTTGAAGAATACCGCGACAGACATAATTAAGTTATACAAGAAAATAACAAACGTTAGTGCTACGTGAATAGGGCGTACAGGTTGACTCATTTGTGCCTTCCTGTACGCTCTAGTCGGATAATCATTTAAGCCTTCTTGCCTTTACGGCCTGCTGGTGCGTAACCAAATTCGACCTTTCCGCCTTGTGGCATCGGGGCGTTCTTTGGCCCTTCTACAGGCTTGGATACCATCGCTGCTGCGCGTCCACCTTTGTTCATCTTTACACCTCCTACGCTGCTCCGCCAATGGCGGCTAGTAACTGTGCTATATCGGGACGTTGTTCAGCAGCAGGGGCCGCACCTTCTTGTGGAGTTGGAGGAACCTGCGAGGCAGTCGCGGGGGCCGCGCCTGCTGCTGAAACTTCGGGAGCCATTGGCTGTGCTGGTTGAGGTGCAGGCGCAAACGCCTTCTCAACGATTGTCTCTAATTGTTGACCCTTCTGGCGGCCTTGAATCACGGATGCAATGCGATTGATAACCTCAGATGGGTCTTGACCATTTGCCGCCAGTGAAGGGATTGCTTGGGCGTATTGCGCCACTGCGACTCTAAGCGAGTCACGCATTTCCTCGATGTCAATTCGTTGCTCCTCTTGGGTAACGTTGATGTCGATGGGAAGTTCCCGACGAGCATAGTCGCGGGAAACCAGTTTATCGCTACGCATTTGTAGCAATGCAATCACTGCACGATTGGGGTCCATTCCGGACATAATGCCGTAACGAACATCAATAGCATAATCACTCTTAATGTCGCGGGATGGAACATACTTCAAGATGTATGGTGTGCCATCATCAATTCCGCGAATAGTTTTTTGCATATCGCCAAAGATTTTCTCGTCTGCTTCAAAGCAGATACCAAGAAGTTCAGTAAAGAGGCGGGCAAACTGTGCTTGTGCAGATTTAATCTGCGTATCGAATCCTGCTTGTAGCGCTTGTACGCCACGTCCAGTCACGACAGATGCGTCGATGTTACCGCTACGTACTTCTGGGTAACGAGCACCCATACGAAGTTCACGCTCAAGAACGCCAGATTCTGCAAAGACATTGCCTGGTAATTCTAGCGGTACACGACGAATCGCTTGGGGATTAGCAGAACGCAGAATGGAGTCTGGACCAAGAGCCAACTCTTGTACATCCTGTGGAATGGCGATAGGAGCCTGGATGCTTTTTTCTGCGGCTTGGATTTGGAGGATAGCAAAGCGAGCACGTGCAAGTTGTACCGCTAGAACATCATCAAATTGACCACGTGCCTCACCATCAATAGAGTAACGTGTGGCAATGCGTGCCATACACTTACCTACTGGGTTGGGTGTACGACTAAGAACGAGATTACCACGATTAGGCAGGAAGAGAACGTCCTGATATTTGTCGTGATAACGCACCATATCGATGTATGGTGAGCCGGAAGTAAACTGAGTCTTACCGACAATTTGGTCATAGAACTCTGGGTACTGTGATGCAAGAGATTCTGCATCAGTAGTAATGACTTGAGTTAGGGAAATGCAACGACCAAAACGGTCAATCTCAGGATAAGTACCAAAAGGATTAAGGAGACGAATCTTTGGTGTGTTGGTCTCGTAATCAATCTCTACAATGCCAGGCAACATACCGTAGGTATTGAACCAGTCTGCTCCTGCATACATCTGGATTTGCAACTCAGATGATGTGGAGTAGTAGTTAGCAATACGGGTGCGGGTATCAGCCTGCTTACGTGCTGAGTCAGATACCATATTGGTAGCCGAGCAGTTAAACGATGGCAGTGGTGCCATAGCCTCAGCAAGGTCACGTGCGGCAACGTCAATAAAGTTAGCGACGAGAGGCTTGGGGTAATCCTCGGAGAACATTGTTGGATACACCTTGCCAATGTCCCCTTGACGAACGGAGAGAACATCTCGCATCCGTTGGTCGCGGGCAGCATAGCGCGTCTGTAGGCGCGATATCTTAGCCGCTAACTCTTTGACTGTTAACAATGAAGTTCCTTACTTTTTAACTGTCTTAATCTTCTTTGGTGGTTTGTTCTTTGTTGGCTTGGTGTAGCCCATATCCGGAGTAATCACATCGTAATCTGGTGGAGCCTTCTTGCCTTTAGTAGGTGGGGTCTTGCCCTTTTTGAGGAAATCGTCTAAACCTTTTTTCTTTGGCATTGGCATAATGTCTCCTAAATAAATGTTCTCTGTTGTTCTTCGAGAAGTTGGTCAATGTTTACCACCAATCTCTTGCCACGTTCGGCGCGAGAGAGGAAAGGGTTTTTTAGATGGTGCGCTTGATATTGACCACGGTTAAGAATTTCGCGTGCTCTAATCTCGCAGAACCAGAGCGCCATCACCATATCGGTTTTACCCTTGGTGGTTGGAGACCAGGTCACCAGTTGCTCAATGAGCGACTTGACGTTCTCTGTCTGGTCAGATGGCAGATGTATTAAGTTATCCCGATGGTGTTTGCCATCGGCTTGTTTCGTACCGAATAGGGTGGACATAGAAGCCACACCGAATCCGGAGTCCCATTTGTTAGCGCCTGTATGGTGCTCACGTAAGATGACGCCACGATTTGCTAGGTGTTGTCTGATACCTTCGTCTTGTGTAAGGAAGGATTGAAAGGCGTTCTTCTCGACTATCCACTCACTCGGCTGGTACAAACTTGTCCAGTCAAATATCAACTGGCGAATCATCGCCGGTGTGGGGCGGGTCACTTTATGTGCGTCTACAATAAATCGTTTATGCGAGGTAGGGTCTATTGCATAACAGACCACCGCAGTATCACCAACCATCGCCGGGTCGAGACCACAGATAGTAATAAAGCCATTGAGGTTTACTGGGTGTTGCGGAGAGCCGGGAGTTAATCTGCCGGATTTACGCATCCCATCTACTGAGCCACGAACACATACCGGGTCGAAGATGGCATCATCAGAAACATCTTGCTGTTGATAGACCAAAGCCCAGGTGGAGGTATCCATCTGCTGGCGTTCGTTGAACAGATACTTACCAGACCAACGGGGGTATAAGCCTTCTTCGTTCTTTTCTTCTTCTGGCTGTCCATCAAAGGCCTGGTCGGACCACGGCCAGAGCGTTACCCACTCTTCAGGCTTATCTGCCGTGTCCAGAAGTGCTGGCATCGCAAGATATGTCCACGGAACAATACCGCCTGGGTATCTATCCGGGTTCCGTAGTTCTCGATAGAGGTCTACTGGGGCTACGCGGGTACCAATGATAATCAATTTACCTGTTGGATTCAGACGGGAACGGACATCCTGGTTAAGCCACTTGATTTGCCGCTCGAAGTCATTGGCATTAGCCAAAGTCACCGCGTCATCAATAATAATCATATCGGCACGCTTACCGTAAATCTGACCACCAATACCTACGGCCTCGATATTTGGGTCTTTCTCACTGGAATCCCGGAGTTCATCACCGAAAGTGACGCGGGTAGCCTGCCAGGAGGCGGTTTTGCTATTAAAGCCGACCCCTGCCGCATAAGCGCTCTGTAGTTCTTCGTAATTGGGGTGAGTCAGACGTTGCTTAATTGCGTAGAGGAAGTCACCAGCCAGACGTTGAGTCTGGGATACTATGAGAATCCGGAAGTTGGGGTCCATACAGAGGCGATAGGTGGCATAGTCCACCGTAATCGTCATTGACTTGGCGTGGTTCGGTGGAATGTTAATCAGCAACCGATTGGCCTGACCCGGTTCGTACTTCATATTGGGATGAAGCCATCCAGGCTCGCGGCCTTCGATGACATCAACCAAGTTCTGTTGGTGAGGGAAAGTCTTGCTGTGCAAGAAGCGTTCCCGGAACTGCACGAAATCGATGTCGGAGACATCATTGGAGGTAAAGTTCTTCTTCTGTAATCCTAGCCGGGTGCGGTCCATTTTGTCTGCGAAGACCTTATCGGTCCGACGGTAGTACTCGTAGGACTTAATGGACTTGCCTGCAGACTTGCAGGCCTGCTCTATGGTCATTCCTTCTGCTACGCAGGAGAGAATGACACGTTTTGCGATATCGGCTGTATTCTCAGCCATTAGACTCCAATGGAAAAATAGATTTATCGACAATGGCGCGGATAAGATTTTTCATCCAGAGAGGAAAATTTATCCGGAGAGAAGGTCTTTTAGAAAAAGACAGACCTCTCCTTCATCGAGTGGGCCGACGCTCACCGCGTCGGTACGTTAGGGGGCGTTAGCCTCCTCCGCCTAGGTGGCTCCGGAGGCTTCGCCGTAGGAGCCTTACGACCCCCAATCCCCTCCGCACAGAGTGCTCCGGGGATTTTATCCCCCTACTATATATAAGGCGGGAAAAAGGGTGTATTTTCTGTTTTTCGGAAAAATATTTTACAAATGTGATGAACGTCACATAGTCATATCGCTACAACCCTTGAATTTAGTGGAGATTTTTAGTTGGGGAGTACTAATGGTATGCCCGCGCATTTCACTACCCCCGGGTTGGTTTCCTGACTTTGCGGGCTTTGGGCAAGGGGGCGCGTTTGCCTGGTTAGTAACGTAGCGGGAGGCGGGCACGGCGAGCGCGGGGGCGTGCCCTGTGGATAACCTCGTAAAGTTATCCCCAGTTTTTCCACAGCCTGTGGATAAGTTTTGTTATTGGATTTGGAGGGGCGGACTACCCCTCCGGCAGAGTCAGGGCGACCCCTTCCCTAAGTTACCCGCCAGTAAGTTACCCGTTAGTAAGTTACTCGTTTCACCTCTTCAGTAACTTAGCCTATCGAACACCTGTTCGAATAGCGCCCTAAAATTGTCGACATATCGACACCAAAATCTATGACCAAAAAGACCGAAATAACGCTTGACACTATGGCCTATAGGCGGTAATCTTCTCCTATAACTAAATAATCTACTAACTGAAAGGGTAAAGAAATGACACGTAAAGATTATGAACTCATCGCAGGGGCTATCCGCGAGGCACGCGCAAAAGTTGCGCTTGAATCAGGAAACCGCGAAGAGATTATGTCGGGCGCTAATTGTGCTCTCTATGAATTGTCGGTGATTCTCTCCGGTAAGTTTTTCGAGAATAACCCCCGTTTCAATGATAATATTTGGATGACCGCGACAGAATCTCTCCACAACTAGGCCGAAACACCCCGCAAGGGGTGTCTACCCGTAGGGCGGGTACTGACGAGGCCGTTAGATAGAGAAAGGGTACAAATATGAAATGGGCAGGGGCAGACACTAACGCAGTCTATCAACGCACTGGAGAGGGCGAAAGTAAGGCTTTTCGCTATCTCTATATCTGGGAAGAGAGCGCGGGTAAGTGGAGAGCGGGGCGCTACACGCTAGGGCGGGAGATTGATTTCCTTGCCGAATCTTTCACTACCGCGAAGAAGGCGCGGGCGTATTGCGAACTCTACGACAAGGAGAAGGCAGAAACGATAATCGAAGGCGTTACGGCCTAGCGGTTGCCTATCCTTGCCCCGCGAGAGCGGGGCAGGGGTAGGGGGCAACTAGACCCCACTAATGAAAGGGTAAAGAAATGGACGTAGTAAAAAAGTATGAAGTAAAAGTAGTTGCCGAATATATCGCCTATATTGAACTAGAAGACGGCGAGGAACTCTCCTCAGAAGAGATTGAGGAGATGGCCTGGAAAGAGTTTTACGATAACTCCAGCAAGGCGAGCATTGAAGAGGTTACGATTGAAGATGAGCAAACCGATTGCGCTGAATGTGGCGAGGAGGACATCGAAGAGGACAGCCACGAATGCGAAGAGGAGGAGGACAATTCGGACAATTCCGAAGAATAAGAATAAGAGGATATATCGCGCAAGGCGTTGCCTATCTCTGAGGGGCGTAGTACCCTCAGAGGTGGAGAGCGAAAGGCGCTCTAAGAAAGGGTAAGAAATGAAGAAATACACAGTACACGGGGCGTACGAGAATCCCAAGCGGGCAAGGAGTTACGCGAGATTTTCCTCGCGTTTGGATTACGATACGCGAGAAGAGGCGGAGAAGTTGCTCGAAGAATGGAAGAGTGAGAGGGATTATCCCTATCTGTGGATTGAGGAGGTGGGAGCGTGAAGGTATCAGAGTTAGCGCAACGAATCGGACAAGTCGGATATTTACGAACTGAGGCGTTTCGGGTACCGGTGAGGATACTAGAGGGGAAGATGTCCTACGGGGAGCCTCGCTACCTCGTAACCCCGGAAGGGGGCGAGGGTGAGGCTTGGGTCAATGCGACACGGCTAAAGTTTCCTAGCGCGTAGTGCTTGACTATCGGGGAGGGGCGAGAGTACCCTCCTCGGTAGCCGGATACTAGGCGAACGTCCTAGAACGGGAAAGGGTAAGAAATGAAGTGGATAGTTCGTGGGTATTACTCAGAAAATAGTAATATCTATTATGAAGTGGAAGCAGAAACTGAGGAGCAAGCGTTAGAGATAGGGGAACAAAAGGCTCTCTCTGAGTTTCCCCGTGATGTAATAAAATGGGCTGAGTACGTAGCCGAGCCATATACAGAACAAAACTCTTGGGGTAAAAAATGACACTTACGAAGAAAGAGAAAGAGCAGGAGAAACAGTACGCGAAGGAGAGACTACTCTCCTACTATCTGAAGGAGGGGCAGACTGTCTACGTGTTACAACATAGCGTATCTTCCTCCGGTATGTCGCGTAGCCTCAACCTCTTCACCGTCAATAATGGCAAGATAGAGGAGATTACCTACTACACGGCGCACGCTCTAGGTTGGCGCCTAGTGGAGAAAGACGGCCACCGCTCGCTACGGGTGGAGGGTACGGGTATGGATATGGGCTTTCACACCGTCGAGAGCCTATCGTTTGCTCTCTTTGGACTAGAGGGGCGTAATGCTCTCCGATATGAGAGGCTCTGATATGGACTGGGTACTAGGACTATGGGCGGTAGTTACTACGCTCTCGATACTGGGGGCGCTATCGCTGGCAGATATGGCGGGAGAGTTTCACAAAAGAGGACTAGAACGAGTACGAAAGGGTAAGAAATGAAAGATATAACAGTAATCAAGCAAGAGTTAGAGGCAATTCGTGAGGATATTTCCTCTATTACTGATGGGACAGATGACGTTCTCGCCGGTTGGGTTGAGGCGTTGGAGTGGGTCTTATCTAACGAGGAGGTGAGCGCGTAATGAACGAGTTAAGTAAATCCTATTTTAAGTTAGAAGTAATCGAGAACTACGACCCTGAAAGCGTAAGCGGGCGAGCGTGGGTTATAGACCTACTCACCAATGAGGGCGAGGTTATCCTGGAGCAGGCAGGAGTGGCGCCTACCTTAATGAAAGCGATGGAGGAGGCGGGCAGGGAGATTACTTTATTCCTTGCTAGTCAATGGCTGGACACCGCACTACTGGGAGAGGTGAGCGCGTAATGGAGAAGGTCATACGAGAAGAACTCAGCAAGTTGCGCGACGAGATGAATCGCGCTGAGCAGGATGGAAATAGCAGTCTTTCCCTCCTCGTGGGATGGGAAGAGGCTCTGAAGTGGGTACTTCGTCAGATGAAGAAGGAAGAGGTGGACGCGTAATGAACGAGTGTTATATCTGTGAAGAGCCTGCCTCCTTTATCAAAGAGGGAGAGGGTTGGTTTATGTGTCGTCAATGTATCCACGATGGAAAGGACTTAGCGTAATGAGTAAGTGTATGAAATGCGGGTGCGCTGTGGACTACACCTCTAGCGCTGATGGCGAGCGCTGGAATTGCCAGCGTTGCGGACAACCAACCTTAGAAAGGGTGGAGTAATGAGTGAACACGTCTTAGTAATGTCGCTAAAGGGCGATGAGTTCGGCTGGCTGGTAGATTTCTACGACCTGGCAGACCCCGACCCTAACCGGCTACCAGTAGCGGAAGGGTACGCCCGCGATTGGCGTAAGGCAGTTGAGAAGGCGATAAAGAAAATTGACCTACCAGAAAAGGAAGGGGGAGAGGGTGAAGTGTAACCAATGCGGGAAGGAGATACCTTCTGACTACTGGCGCAACGGGAAAAACCCCGCGCCTCTCTGTTCCTATCTGTGTCTACTTATCCAGGGGGAAGTGGACGAGATGGAGGAATACTATCGGGCGCTAGGTTCTACCGCGCCCGATGAGGAAATCGAGTACGCCAAACAACTAGGCAAAGAAAAGTACAAACGAGAGAATGAGAGGGCGAGGATATGAGCGACCCAACGGCAACGTATCTGTATGAACGCAGTATGTTACATAAGCGCAACGCGGAGAAACTCCTGGCTTCCCCTGCCCTCAACGGGCAGGAGGTAGTGAACGAACTAATGTCTATGGTTCACTATCTGGAGTTAGGTATGGCCAAGCAACGGCAGGAGAGCGAGACTCCCTGCCCTGGGTGTGGTTTCTACGAGTGGGATTCTGACAGCGCCCCACTAGAAGATTGTCTGAAATGTGGAAGGGAGAGAAATGACTTTCTCCACACAGTATGAGATAGTAACGCCAAACAAGTCTAAAGTCTTTACCAATGTGGAAGAGAGCGCGATAAAAAGATTCCTCGCTGTGCCTGGTTCCAGGCTCTTCATTCGTGGGTGGTACGAGAATGATGAGAAGTCCCCACCAACGGAGCGATTAGATATTACAGAGATTATCCGAAAGGCGATAGCACAAGGAAGGGGGAGAGGATGAGAGAGGTAGTTATCTGTGCGCTGGTTGCGATAGCAATAGCGTGGTTAATAATGGTGATAGAGGAGAAGATTAATAGGTGAACCATAAGCGTAGGCTAGTGCTGGCTACCTTGCTGGTGCCGGTACTAGCCTTAATCATTCTTCCCCACGCGCAAGAGTGGGAGAGGGCGAAGTTCGTCCCTCCTCAAGAGATACCTGTAATACAAGCAAAGCACGACACAATAAAGGAGAAGAGGGCTAATGCGAAGATGGCTAAGGCGTACGCTCAGGCTGGCTTTGGATGGCAAGGGAGCGAGTGGAAATGTTTGCGAACTCTTTGGACCAGTGAGAGTAGGTTTGATAGTAAGGCGAACAACCCTCGTAGTAGTGCCTTTGGTATTGCACAACTACTCAAAGAGACAAGCACCGACCCCGCTATCCAAATCCTCAAAGGATTGCGATACATCAAACATCGTTATTCAAGTCCCTGCCGAGCGTTGGCAAAGTGGAAGAGGGAGAAGGCGAGAGGTAATCCGTGGTACTAATAGATAATAAATTGTTTGGTTTGTGGATAAGTTTCGGTATGAAGAAGGGATGGATAAGCCATCCAGTCTGTGCTACTCACGAAGGAACGTATGAGTTCGAGAGTGAGGAGAGTCAAGCAGAATGGGATGAGGGCGGAGACCCTTGCGTGAGTGTCCTAGTTCTGTTACAATAAACGTGTAGCGTCGAGCGTATTCTTACCCTTTCCGCTCCGCTACATCTAAGCCCCGTCTACCCTTTCGGACGGGGCTTTCTAATTGTCAAAACACCGATGCTTGACAAACAAAAAGTGTTGTGCTATAATGGTTTTATTGAGTGTAAAGGGTACGCTCAATGAAAGGGGTAAAAATGAAAATAAAATTGACACGCGAAAACCCAGGCTCTTATTCATACGGAGATGATTACCACATCTACCGATGGATTGGAGATAACTGTAATCCAGGTATGTGTAACTGGAGTATCTCTAGAAGAGAAGGATTGGGGTGGGAACACGTCAAAGACTTTCATTCGTTGAAAGAGGCGCGTGCTCACCTGGCCAAAATAATACTCGGATAAAACTATCCGTCAGTCGAGTAGAAACCTGTCCCCTTGAACTGTATCGAGGGGGCAGACCACACGCGGGTCATCTGTACACCGCAGAAATTACACGAAGGGTTCGGTCTATCTTCATCCACGCCACGCTCTACCTCTAGGTAGTTAGCGCAGAACTCACACTTATAGGGATACAGGGGCATAGAGTACCTTGCCTAACGAGGTCGGCAAGAAGCCGACTACTTTACTCACCCAGTTATTGTTTGAGAAATCTGTGGTAACTGGCATCTGTTTGGATTCCCATCGTGGCTCGAACTCATACTGTAAATGAAAACCCCAGATACCTTCTGGTGTTGAGTTGATGTACCACGCATCGAGGTCTTGACTGTGAGCGTGGAGGACCAAGTTATCCCATTTACTTTTTTCAATAAGCAAATCCGGATAGTGCGTTCGACGACATTTGAGTTCGGCATAGACTCCTGCTTTCTGTGACACACAATCAAAGGTGTCGTAGGTGTTACCGGATTTAATGAGGTCGTTGTAGTGGTAGGTCTTGAGATATTCAAATAACTGTGCCTCCTGTAGTGTGCCTAGTTCCACGGGCTATCCCCTCCGACAAAGCGCTGGAGCGCTTTTAATGCGCTCTCACAACGTCTGTCGGCAGTAGAGACTGAGCAACCATACTCATCTGCTATCTTCTGTAGCGTCATCTCATAGTAGTAGCGTGCCTTGATGTACTTCGTATGTTCAGTCTCATTATCAATATCGTACTTCTCTAGTAACTGATAGCCACGCTTGATGTCTATGAGCATAGCCAAGAGGTTGCGTCCCTCTGCTGGTGCGCTAGTGCGACGAGGCATACCATCATCAACCAACTGCTGTGCCTGCTCCAGTAATACATCATCAAAGATATTGGTGAGGATGTGCGGCAACATCTGTGAGATGGTGCTTATCTCGTAGAAGTATTCATCTCCTACTAGGTATCCGGATTTAATAGACTTCTCCCGGCGAGCATATCGCTCGCACGTTCTGAGTATCTGCCAGCCTATCCGTTTGAGTTTATACTTACGCAACTCATCATCTGGCTCATCGAAAGCATCGGTAATTACATCAGCCCTGGCTACACACCAGAGTAAACCCTCTTGTACTAAGTCTTCCCTCTCCACCCAACGGCTATAGTTTCTATGAACTACCGCCACTCTCTCTTTCACCAACTCGCCGACGCCATCTGGAAGATTATTAGTCACAATCTATAATCGACTCCTTGATGGTAGGAGATAGGCTCAATACTCTGATAGCAAGAAAGTCCAGGTAATTACTGGCATCTGCCAACTCTTCAACCAACTCCCGGATGGTGTCATCTAAAGAGTATTGCTCAAACCTCTGGCCAGTTGCGTGTGCGTACTGTGTCGCACCCACACCACGCACACGGCTGGCTCGGAGGGAGGCAAAAGATTCTATAAAGGATACTAAGTCCTCAGTGCTTACGCCCTTGCGGTAAGCCATAACAGCCGGGTGGTCTGCTAGTGGCGTACGGGTGGTATCTCTATCCATAGTCTCCCACGCTCCATATCTATCTCCACTACACGAAACCCTAACCCATTCAAGGTATAAATCACGCTGTCCATCGTTTCTCTTTCCATTAGAGGGCCAATCGTTCACGTAGTTTCTCCGGTCCCTCCGCTAGGTAACAGTCCGTTATGTCCATACCAGATGGTAATTGTACTATTTGTGCGTTAGGTACCTCCTGTGCGACACGCCGAGCGAAGTCTTGTCCAGGATTGGAGCCATCTGTCTTGTCGTCATTGTCCCCGACAATCAACACACGCTCTCTGCCTTGCACTAAACGAGGGAAGTGTTCTTTCCAACTGGCTACACCAGGGCAACCTACCGCAGGTATCTGTAACATCTGAGAGATGATGAGAGTATCGAACTCCCCCTCACAAATGACCAGAACATCTGACTCAACATCTAAATCTCTTACGTTATACAGGTGCGACTTCTGCCCTACAGGGGAACCGTACTTTGGATTGCCTTCGTGCAATCTCCGGAACTTCCAGCCCACCACTCCGCCTGATAGGACAATATACGGAATAGAAATCCATCCAGCGTAGGATTCGTGTGGCCCATACTCAGTGGTAATGACGCCTATCTGTGCGTGCTCGACCGCTTCTTTAGATAGTCCACGTCCTACGAGATACGCTATTGCTTCGGGATTTTCCTGCAGCGCCGCGTGGTAACGTGAGGCCAGCCCTTTCAATAATTCCTGTTGCGATTTTGTAGGCATCACGCTTATCTACTCCCTCTTTAATCATCACGATATTGATAGCATTGCCACCCTGAGCGCAGGTATGGCAATAAAAAACCTGATTGATAGTATCTATCACAGCGCTTCGTCTCTTGTCCGGATGAAGGAAGCAACGCACGCTCACGTTCCTGCCTTCTCGTATCTCTCCGCCGTAATGGCTAACGATAGGGATTATCTGTAGCGACCCGGCATCGGACTTACCCTTACCTCTGGCCCTACGAAATCCCTCGCTCATCACGCCTCTTCTTCTATTGGTTCCACTTCAATCTCTATTCCAGATACGTACATATCATAAGACTTATGGTCTCCTACCTTGAGGGCACCTAGGAACTTTTGCTCTGCTTCTTCCGGTGAGTTAGCCCACACTATCGCTTTGTACGCCACTCTCTCCTTGCCCACTACTTGGTACCTGCTTATCATCTTTCTTCGCCTCCTGCTCTGGCACTAACCCGCTCATCGTTTCTGTTGTTGTTATCTCACCTTGTGGTACTGGCATATCAGTTCCTCTCTCTTAACCAAGATTCTAAATCTTGAATGACCCACGACTTATCTATCCCGTGGTTACGTCTCTTTACTACAACAAAGGCAGGGGGAACTTCCCCCAGTCCTCTTGCCTTCGCATAGTTCTTCGCCTCCGTTATGGCTTCATCCCAGAACGCAGGCAAATCTATTTTCTTCCGGTTCTTTAATTCCAGAATGTAGGTCTGACCTGCAACAATGCAGTACAAATCTCCTTCATCTTTAGCCCCGGCTTTGGTCAGACGCTCAGCAATAACACCTTTATCGCGTAACCATTTCATTACGCCAGTCTCGAAGAGACTACCTTTACGTCCGTTCTTGTTAGTCATTTCTCAGATGCTCCAATGGCATACGCCATCCGTTGATGGACTCGTCACGGTGGGCAAGTTCTAGTATTTCCTCCGGCTCAAAGTATCCATACACTTCGACCTGGGAGTAATACTCATCATCAAGTATCTTGGTACCATAGATTCTTCTCTTCAAGTCTTTGTTCCAGAAGGGGATAGCAGTAGCAGTACGAACAGTCCGCACTTCATAGTTACCCACATCAGGAATCTCTTTACGTAGTGGATGTAGTTCGTTGGGGTACCACGGTACATTCCACGATAGAGAGTAAGCCCTTGCTACTGCCCACTCCGATACGTTGGCTCGAATGTTAGCCAGGAGTTCGTGCTCCAATCTACCCTCTGCCTTTCCTTTGGCATAGTTAGGTCGGTCAACAGACTGAAACTTTGTCAACCATCTTTCGGTAGCCAACATCGTGCAGACCCGCACTTCCTCCTGACTAAGTTCGACAATCATTAGTCCTCTTTGTTGATTCGGTCGAGGATATTCTCAATAGAACCGTAGTCCTTCTTGAGTTGCCAATAACTAAAAGAATTGACCGCCCACTTGATTCCTTCATAGACTGCTAGGACAGCAATGCCTGTCCAAAAGATTTCCCAATTCATTATACGACTCCCGCTATGGCGCTGTTTCTGTACGCCCTGCCTTGTGCGTCAGCGTCTCCTATTTGGCAGGTAGAATAATTAACAAACAGTTCTGAGTACATCGTGCCATCGGCAGAGTGTGGTCCAAACCTGTTCTTTACTGCAGCAACCTTCAAGATAGATTCAGTAGAATTAAATCCCAACGTGAGTATCATTGAAGGTAACTGACTTATCTTGCCGTGGATAGCCCGGCGGGGTGGAGGTGCATCCGCCTTCCCGAACTCGCTTTGCTCCGACGTATGGTGAAGCACAAGTACGCACGCCTCAGTGGTACGAGCAAGGTGGTGAAACTCAGTCATAATCGCACGTAGACCAGACCATTCATTCTCTTGCTCAGCAACGACATTCGATAGGTTATCCACAACAATCAGTTCTGGAGGATAGCCAAAGAGTTCGATGTAAGCCTTTACCTCTAACTCAATATCATCCAGTGTAGGTGATGGGTCAAAGACCCAACGGATATGATTCATTTGCAATAACTGGTAGCGATAGAACTCCGGAGTTAACTCTAGATTCTCTTCCACCATTATCTGTGTGTGCTGTGTCTTGTGCGCTGCAGAGCGCAGAGCCACAGTCGTCGCGTCAGTATCAGCAGAGAAGAACAACGTAGGTACGTTGGCCTTTGCTGCGTAGACCAGAGCAAACATTGACTTACCAGCATTTGGTTGCGCTGCAACCATACAGACTTGTCCTCTACGAAACTTCATCTGATTACCAGCGAGCGCTTTCCAGACATCAGGTAAGGGAACGGCCTTAGCCTGAGTGCCTTGCCACGCTCTTTGTAAATCAATCAAGGTTGTACTCCGGAAGTCTTAGTGTAATCTTTGCGTGCTTGCGTAGTTCTCTACGTTGCCGCTCAGTAGTACCTGCCCAGATACCAAATCCTTCGTGGTGCATTGCCCACTCCAGACATTCAGACCTATGAACACAGCCACCGCAGATGTTGCGTATAGTTCTTAACGCATAGTCTGAGTACTGAAAAGCCTCATATAGGTCAGGATAAAAAATCTCTGTGTCGAGACCTCTACACGCGGGGTCCTCGAACTGTGATGGCTCTCGCACCTTTATACGTTCTTAACACCAACAGCCTTACACTTTCTCCCTGTATAGTCTTTGGGTGCAGCGCAAAGGAATCCACCTTTGCGTGTGCCTGGATTATCTCGGTCATCCCACTCACGCCAATTCATATTTCCGTGAGCACACACTGGTGCTACTCCAGTAGCAGTAGGTGTTGCTGGCTTGATAGGAGTGACAGTTGCTGTTGCTTCGGTTGGAACCGGAACGCTTGGACGATTGACTTGCGCTACTCCACGGAGCATCTGTGATGTTTGTGCGACAATCGGGATGATGTTCTGCAAGCCTTGCAGTTGTGCTGCTGCATCCGCCTCATCGATAGCGTATATGTTAATCATATCGCCATCCTTCTCCCACTTAAAGTTAATCTGAATCTTGGTCGATTCATTCGCTGCCATCTATATTTCCTCCGCTTTCGTTGATTGATTTAACTTCTAACCGCATTGATTCTTTTCCTACTTTGTATGGAATAAACCCTAGTAGTTTTTCCACCTCATCGGAATCCACTGTACGTCTTCCAGCAACTGGTGTCCAGGTTATCTGGATACCTTTCTCTGTGACTCCGGTGTATCCTTCAAGGTGGGACTTTAACGATTCTTTTTCCTTTGTCAAGATTTTAATTTCATTGTCGACTTGTAGATATTTCTCCGAGTGTTCGGCTACGGTAAGTTCCTTAATCAAGACCGTAGGTGCGTTCTCTTTTTTTAGACCAACGCATCCGACCTCGCCGGTGGCATCGTAATACTTGCAGAAGTTACTGCAGTACGATACGGCGTCTTTCTCTGGAGCCGGTGGCTCCGTCAATACTTTGATGTCTGCAAGCCACTGGAGCGCCTCTAAGGCGATAGCCTCGTCGTATGGCTCCTTGTGCATAATCACATCTCGTTCGTCCCCATCGCGGCTGATAGCCACCAATGCGACGTGTTCTACCGGTAGTCCCCGGCCGTGTGTCATTAGGTACCCGTAGACCTGTACCTGCCAGATTTGCTGCCTGCTAGGAAAGTATGACAGAGTTCTGGCCTTGACCGTCTTCCAGTCCACAATAGTCTTGATGCTTGGGATGTAGCAGTCTACGTGGGCTTTCATCCCATTGTAGGCAACCTCTCTCTCCAGCATAAACTTCTCACCTTCCGGGTCAGCCAGTGTCAGAGCCCGTTCTATCTCTGTGTGGATGGCAGTACCCATAATGGCGCTAAGTTTCAGGTCGTCGTGGTTAGTGACCGGCTGTGAATTGAGCCGGTAGTACACTTTCCGGGCGCACGAACCCAGTTCCGATGGTCCTATCTCTGGCTGTAGAGAGCGGGCTTTGCCCGCGTCCTTGTTCCGGAGAGCGGTGATTAACTCCTCAATAATGTTCATTGTTCCTCCAGGAGTAAGGGTACATCCAGAGGGTGACATAGGCAATTATGTGACACGCTCCGGCGTGTCGCATCCAGTTCTGTGTATAATACGAGCGTAGCGAGTAAAGGGTAGCGGGGAGCCACTGGAGGTGGCTCACCTATAGGGGAGGGTATCCGTGGGTTTAAGCACACTTGCGAACATTTTGTGGCGAGTATACGGTGAAGAACTACCTGACCCGCCAATGGTAATGGCGAACTTTATTATCAATTATCTAGGACAAGAAGGATATGAAGTCGTAGAAATAAAAAAAGAGGGCGCCCCCATTACAGGGACGCCCTCAGTTGCCTCGCAGGAACCTACTTCTTCTTAGCAACCTTCTTACGTGTCTTGACTGAAGAACCTAGACCGAACTCTTTTGCGCTTCTGTCTAGTGCCTTCATAGCAGGAGCCGCTACTGCGGCGAGTGCTGCGTAGCCCAACTTCTTAGGGTCGGTTTCTCCGGCTAGGTATAGCGCCATTG